CCATTAACAACCTTTATCAACACTTTACCGGGAATTTCTCGTGTGGTTAATTTTCTACCACTGAGAAAAGTGTTTATACAAAATAAACATCCCTTGAGGTACAGTATTACAAACTGTATCCCGTTGTGACGTAGGAGTTGTTGACACCTAGCACTGAAAGAAGCTCTTTCTGCCGTACAAACAGTGGTAGTAGGAGACCCTCTGCTCCACCAGGATAGCACGTCGTGCCATCGGTGAATACAGGTACGGATATTTCTATCCGTGATCCGGACCATCGATTCCTCCTCACCATCTTTACGACTTTTCCAATGGCTAAAGCCAGATGAAAACAAGTGAGAAAGCAATCCTTGACGGCGAGCCGCTGTCGGGGACTGTTTCCCACTAATGAGACTTTCAATGAAGGGATCATTTGTGGGGGGTGTTTGGGATGAAGGGACTGAATCTCGTGTGTCTTCCGGCGTAGCAAGAACCTTTAGGGTCTTGTTATTCGTCTGGGATACCCGAACCTGAATAATATAGTCATTTTCTGTGAGATACAGTATGTGACTAGGAGCAAAAGGATCAACTACAGCATATAATCCACTCTCAACCTTATCCCAATCTATTTGTGAAAATAGACGGTGGTTTTGAAGCATCATAGCAGTAGAGGATGTACTGAAACAAACGCGAACGGTCGCTGATCGGACGTGGGAGTGGAAGGCAGTGAGTAAAATCATTGTAATAACATTCGTGTGGATGGTAGGATTCCTCGACCCCTCTTTCCCTCGAAAGGGGGAGCAGGTCGGGTATAGGGACCCGAGGGTTGTTAACCCTACGAACCACTTTCGAAGATTTCATTTCTGAGTCTTCTTCAGAGGTTCAAACTCATTCACAGGTGACTTAGGATCAAGATCCGATAGGACTAGATTTTCATTTCTGAAGTGTGAGGTGCCGGCAATCCAAACCGGTCTTCCCCTAAAGCAAATTGTTCCCAATTTACCTGAACTGTACTATTGCCAGCTCGTTGCAGCTTCTATACTACAACTAAGGTTATACATTAAATTACCATCACCTATATTCCGATAATTACTTACCAGGAATACCTCCTTAGCCTCAGTCATCGGGTAAATGACGAGTTACCATTTTAGATTTCCTCACGGAAGATCTCTTCCCAAGGTTACTAAGAAGCTAGCTCTAGTTGATCCCAAGCAGAACTGTAAATGTTCCTATAAGTCCTTAAAGTTTATAGAGTTTAAGGATAAACTCTCCCTACGTTTTATGCCTTTTACAAGGTTTGGGGTAGTAGGCCATTACTGGCTCTATCTCTGATGTAGGTATGCTTCCCAGGCTCAGTTAAGAGTCTGCTGAGGGAAATAAACAGAGGGGTTGAACGATCTCAAGTACCAACGTTTGTCGATATCGAAAATCGTCTGGGACCAGAATGCTCTCTACTATCACTAGTAGCCAGGGTTCATAACCCTGGGG